AATTTAATCCACATATTTACAGTGCTCCTTTCTTGTTCATCTTCAGGCGCATCAGCGCCGTTATATTAACATCCTTGAAGTGGTCGCAGATGATGTCCGGTTCGATGGTGACACGGATGCCGGCTTCAGCGCATTTATCGAAGAAATAGATATCTTCGGATTGCTGCGAGCCGTCCGGATTTTCAACCCACCTGAACCACGGCCATTTGACCCTGTCAAACACGCGGCGGCTGATTAATAAGCAACCGGCACCACCGGCATCGGCCTCGAACGGCCCGGTCGGTAAAGACGGGTCTTCGAGAAGCCGGTAGTGCCCATCACTGTTTTTGTTGGCGATAGCCCATTTAAGAACGCCCTGCTGGATGACCGGGTAACAACCTGACGCCAGTGGGCGAGCGAGTGCCAAAAGTCTCGACAGGCAGTCCAGCGGCGGACCGACATCCGAATCGAGAAGGAACAGGTGTGTCCAGTCGCCCGCGAGAAACTGCATTATGAGCCCGTTGCGGACGTGGTCCACGGGCCTGCCCTTTGCCGTTATATAATCGGCAGCCGAGCCCTGCAGCGCCAGACGCGATGCAGCGGCCGACGTTATCGCGTCAATCGCGCCCGTTGTCGGTATTGCGAGCAGTACTTTTGACATTCCAGTTCCTTTTAAGCAACAATATGTTCGGTTAGTCCCTGGTCGGCGGCCGAGCCGGGGCCCTGACCTATGGGCTTTGAAAGTATCCCGATGATCGCCAGGTTGTTTCCGGTGGTGCCGGCACCGGCGTGCGGCGCCTGGACCCGCATATACCTCTTGTGGCTCTTGGTAATGTCGATGTCGATAGCGAAGAGCTTGTCGTCTTCAAGAGCGGATATCGAATCGGCCAGTGCGGCATCGGTGACGGCGGTATAGCTGCCATCGGTCGTATCGCACTGTTCGACCAGCGGGGCCGTTCCCTCGGCGGTCGAGCCGACAGTAGTATCCCCGGTGCCTGTGATAAACTCCACTCTTAAGTGGCCCCATCCGGCGGTATCGAGGTAGGTGTTACCTGCGAAGTCGCCGTTGTTTTTCAACTCCGGCGGCAGCAGGATGCAGGTCTTTGTGTTTTGTATATCAATCATTTTTTTAGTCTCCAAAAAACGTTATTAACTTTTTTCAAAATCAATTTTTTTTCAAAGAGCCAGGCCCGAAGGCCCGGCTCATAAACAATTCGGTTCAGCGTTGCTTACGCGATGTCGGCCCATAGACCCACGAGCGGACCCGGGTCAGTAGTATCACCCTGTCCGTAAATGGTGATGGCGATACGTTCGATACCTCTTATACCGAGCTGGTCGGTGGCGAAGTAGGCCTCTGTGCTGTGCTTGATATCAAGCGCCCGCCTGTCGCCGAGGTACGTACCGAGTCGCAGATTGCCTAAAATAAGCGGGCAGTGGTCAACGGCCGGTTTGGTCGAAGGCATCACCTGGGTGAATTCGACCGGCCTGCCGAGGAAGCTCGGCTTCGGTGTGTAACCGGTTTGGATTATCTCCGAGGCCATAGCCCCGCCCGCACCCAGTGCCAGACCGAGCATCACTTCGAAGTAGAACGCCTTGTGACAATACCACTTCGCATCAACACCATCATCGGCGTAAGCAGGCATCAGGCCCGCAGCCGCGAGCAGGTCGCCGAGTACTATCGCCGACCATGCGCCCGGTGTACCCTGTACCCTAAGGCCCTTAACGTTGGTTACCGTGGCATCGACCTCACGCAGTGTAGTGCGGATTCCTTTTAGCCCAAAATAGGTAGCCGTGCCATCGCCGACGAATGCGCACTGGTCCTCTTTTTTGGCAAAGGCGCGGGCGATACTGCGCCCGACGATCTCGCCGACTGCGATAGCCGAATCTTCCGTGAGTTCGGAATCGATAGCGGTTATGGTTCCCCATTTCTGCGCCTGCAGACCGACGTTTTTGAGTGCCATGTCGCTCACCGTGATAGTGCCGCCTCCTCCGACGCAATAGACGGTGACATCGCTTGTCTGCATCGGCGCCATGGACGAGCCCGAGCCCATCGGCCATTCCTGGGCGTTGCGGCGGAAGGCGCCGTAACTTTCCATCAGCACGATAAGGTTCGGGATAAACTCTGTCGGGATTAAAGCACCGCCGGTTGTGATATCGTCACCGCCCATAGCCTTTTGATTGACGATTTTATCGCCAATTATGTACTGCCTCTGGATACCGGCATTTTCAAGCATTTCGCCGGCGGCCTTTACACCGGCAACCTCGGCAAGTATGAACAGGCCGAAATTTTTGGCAGTCTCCAGATCACCCCAGACGCCGTTGTACATCCCGGCGAGCGTTTTGATCGCCGAGAACCGCGTCCGCATGAGATTCTTGATCTGCTGGGCCAGTGAGTCGTTGGCCGTCTTGAGCTCGTCGATTGTTGTATTAAATCCCTTGACGTGCTCATCGTACTCGAGTTTTTTGGCGGTGACTTCAGCCACTGCCGTTTTGAGCTCGTCTTTTGTCGCGAGCCCCTTCGATGTATCTTCGAGCATCTTTTTTATCGATGCTTCAAGTTCTTGATCAGTCATTTTAATAGTCCTTTCAATTTTTAACTGATTTAATCGCTTTTTCTAATGATTTGATTTGTCGGTCGGCTATGTTCCGGTCCTTTGCTAAGGCTGGCTGTTCGTCAGGATCGCCGACATACTCCTGCGCTAACCGCCCCGGATCAGGGACCAGTAATGATTTGATTTCATCGAGTGAATCCTCGATGCGTATTGCAAAATTGTCGAGCTGCTCTTTGGTGTGCGATTCGTTGGCGATGGCGATATCTCTCAACGCTTCCTTAATGACCGCAGGGAGGTCGAAATCACCGAACAGCTCTTTGAGCCTCGCCTTGGCTAAAGCTTCCCTGCATGCTCCGACAACGACAGCTGATATTTCGAGCAGCTCAATCTCAATGAATGTGCGAACCCAGTCAAGCTTCTCATCTTTTTCATCGTAATATTTTTTAGGCATAAAAGCTATAGACACGGCCCTTTGGTGCTTATTGCTATAGAGATTCCAATGTTCTTCACCGAGAGCCGTGGTTGCAAACTCGACCGTCATTTCAGAATGATGTTTGAGGGCCTTGAATGTGCTCACATCCCAATGGCCAAGACAGGGAGAAGACCCGGTGGCAAGGCTTGATTTGTGGGCGGCAACAAAGGCTGGATTTTGCGTGAACCCGGCGATTGCATTCGCAACAGCAGATACTTCGATTCGTTCATTATGGCGATCGAGTTTATCGCTTGAAATTACAAACCGCATTCGCCGGTTATCTTTGTCAATCGACTTTTCTATCGCAAAAGCATAAACGTGCCGAATATCTGCGGAGATGTCCTTACTTACCTGATATGTTTTAACTTCCATCTTTAACCTCACTTTGCTTTTGATCGTTTAGTATGTCACTATACGAATAAAATTTATAATTACTGAACTGCTCGATGGTGTTCTGTTTGCCGAGACCGGCTATTGCTATCTCGACACATCGGCAGTTGATGATATTGGCCGCCGAGCCGGCCGGGTCAGCCGGGTACATCAGCATTTCACCGCCGACATCGAATGGCTGGTCAACGGGGATTCCTTCGGTGTAACTACTGCCGGCTGTGACGTGGGCATTGCGGACGTGTTCATCACCGGCTGTCACCCACGATTTTAGATTCGTACCCGCCGCTCTGAGGCCTTCGTGGCGTCCGGTGCCGACGGCGCCTGCCGTCTGGGTACGGGCGATCTTCAGGGCGCGTGCGCGATTCGAGCCTAAAGTCTTTTTAACACGCGCCGTCAGTTCGTTGAGGCCCTCGCCTGCTTCGAGGCCCGTGCGGAGCTGCTTAGCCACGAGCAGCTGCGTTGTCTCATTGACTTTTGCGAGCCTGATATTGGATTTGACAAGTTTGCCTTTTACTATCGGCAGGCGTTTGATCTGCTCGGTTCGACTGTTGAGTTCATCGCCGGTAAGGCCCGCGACTTCGGTCAACGCCTGGCGTATGCCGAGTTCGGATGCTTTATCGAAAAAGGTTTGGTTGATAACTTTTATCTTGCCGTTTTCGATTCGCAAATCGAAAACGATGCGGGCAATGAGCTGCTCGGGGTCGGCCTTAGTTATATCTTTGGATTCGTTCATGGCGAGCTTTAGCTTAGCCAGTAATTCACGCTCCTGCCTGAGAAAGAATCTGCGCATCGAGGCGTTGTACTGTCCCTCGATCGCCGACCATGACATCTTCCAGTTGTTCCAGAGTCTCAGCCTGTCGGCGGCGTCATCTTTTGTGATTATGTTCGCAACGGATTTACTTTCTTCCTCTTCGCTGCCATTGTCCGGAGTATAAGACGGCCCTGTTATATCTTCGAGGCTCGCATCGACGAGCAGCCGGGCCGGTACCAGGCCCATCGGGACCAGATGGTCATCGCCCCATGGTACCTGTTCGTAGGGCAGGTTGTGCGTCTCGATGAGATCGTTAAGAGGGACGCCTGCCTGGGTGAATTTTAATATCTTTTCAGTCGATTCCTGTTTGGCCTCCTGAACAACCGGATGCTGGTCGCAATCGAACCATAGGAATATATTATTACTATTCATCGTCGCTTTTTGACGGGCTGTGATGAACGAGGTCTTTTTAGCAAGCCTGGTGTTTGTTCCGCGATAGAAGTTCGAATCCTCAGCATCCTTTGCAATCTTGCTCGAATCAGCACTGAGAAACCTCGATATTATCGCGGCGGTTGCTTCGCCGGCGAATAGTTTCGTAAGCGGAATTATCGTATTGAAGATGAAGTCCCGCATCGCCGGTCCGTGGCTGTACTGCGCCTCGGTGATGAGCCCGACAAGCGAAGGCGGCACGCCGAACGAAGCGCAGATTTTATTATCGCTGATACCCATAATCTTGGCGACCTGCATATCGGTCATCTTCAAAGCGACCGTACTGGCTGTCATCCCGCCGGTTAAAACCGCTGTTCGCTTCGTCTTGCTCGCGCCTCCGTGCCTGGCGTCGAATTGAGACCCCAGCATGTTAACCTGTTCGGAATCGAGTTTGCCGGGGGCTGTAAGTATTATTCCCGGCTCGGCGCCGTTGGCCAGGGCAGAGGCGTTATAGAGCGCTGCAGCGAACGAATAATCGATACTGTATTTGCTGGCCGTCGCCGGCCCGATTCCGTGAAAGCGGTCGTAGGGATTGAAGTTTTTCCACTGGTAACATTCATCAAGGCTGAAAAACGCCCTCTCTGCGTTTCGGCCCCTGAATTCCCAGCCCGTTAAAACCCCGTTCGGCCTGCGGTTATGGGTGACAGGATGCATCTGCGTGCCGGATACGACCATTATCTCTTTCGGACGCCGGCCCTGGGTTTCGGTGAATACCCAGAAGACGTCGCAGCTCAAAGCGTAGTGGCCGATAGTTTCGGTGACAAACTTTGTCCAGCTCATCGCCGGATTTTTGAACAGCAGCTCCCAGACCGGCCCTGATTCGACGATCTTATCATCGAGGGTGGATATTACCGCCGGCATTCCCTGGACGCCGGCGATTAATTTATTGACGCAGGCGTAAACAAGTTCGACCTGCGAGTAGGGCCTGGTCGGTTTGGAGTCCTTATTGTCAGCCGAATCAAAGCCCATAGCGAACATCTGTGCGAGCTGGCTCAGACCGTACGACTTTTGCGCAAGCTCGATACTCTGTTCAGCCTGAAACCTTATCGCCTCAGCCTGGAACTGACTGACACGTTCAGCTTTTACCTGCTGTAGAGCCATAAATTTCTCACAGTAAAATGCATTGCGGAATTACACCTTCATCAGACGCCATAAAGACGAGCGACTTTGCCCAGAATCTATCGGAGTGCCCTTCGTCCGTGCGCTCGGAGTCGTAACGAATGTTGCCGGCGGCGGTAACCATTTTTTTGACGGCATGAAGGTCATCGCGATAAACTCGTGAAATCGGAATCCTTGTTCGGCGGTCCTCGAATATCCTCAGCGTTCGTATCGCGAGATCGCCTTTTACTTTATTCGAGAATTCGACGGCCTCTGCCCGGCCCGGAAATCTGTCGACGGTATTTTCGCCCAACTGCATACCCATGCCCGTGGAGTCGATGCAACACCTGGTAACGTTGAGTTTTTCAATCAGGTCCGCGAGCAGCTTTTCCTGCTCCCGAAATTTTACTTTCGCCAATACGACAATCAGCCTGGTCCAGAAGACGTCACCGAGCAGCTCATCGAACTCGAATACAGTCAGGTCTCGCTTGCGGCCGATATCGACCCCGCCGTAAACAGGGCCCTTGGGTTCGAGAGCGAGCGAATTGATATCGAAATCTTCGTATTTAATCTCAGGCGCAACGCTGTCATCCTGGCAGGCAGTTATAATATCGTAATTCAAGAGCACCGATGACTGGTCGATAAATTTGCATTCGTATTCCTGGGCCCAGAGATCGGGGTCGTCGATGGCTTTTTTGAGTTCTTCGATATTAACCGGGACACCGTCGGCGACCGCCTGATAAATATCGACGAAGTGCTTGCTCCAGTCGTTGTCGCCGGTAAAAAGGGAATGAAAACGATTGCCGAGTCCCTTCGGGGTCGAGACTACTCTGACTTTATAGCCCCGCGTTACCGTCGGAAACATCGCCGCCCATATCTCTTTTGAGTTTTTGTGGATTCCGAATTCATCAAGAATGACGTTTGCCGTGAAGCCGCGAGCCGTATCGGGGTTGGCGGGCAGGCCGATTATCCGGGCTCCGTTCGGCAGCTCAATGTGCAGCATTGCGTATTTTGCCCTGCCGACAATATATTCATCCTGTTGAATATCAGAAGCGGCGATAGTGTAGGCCTCGCAGTGCATCTTGACTTTATGCATCAGCTCCTTACTCTGTCGTTCTCCGGCACTGAGCAGTACCCAGTCATCGCCGGTCTCGACGGCGTCATCGACCGCCTCGAGCCCGACAGAAAAGCTCTTGCCTATCTGGCGGGACATATTGCCGATCTTGAATCGGCTCTTGTCGGCAAGCCAGTTACGCTGAAATCTATATAGCGGTACTGCGGGGGCTACCATTATTTATAAATCCCGTAAATTTGTTCCCTGATAATCCGGAGAGTCTCGGGGTCGATTTTCTTCTTTTTCGCGATATCGGTAATATTCTTTTCGGCGGCCTTGACTTTCGTTGCGATCTGTTCGCGGATGTATTTGTCCGCGTTGATTGTTACCTGGGTGGTATCTCTTATCGCCTGAGACACCTCTTTTATCTGCTTGCTCGTGTAATCGTCTCGCGAGGTCATAAATTCGAGGATGAGGGCCGTTGCCATTTGGGCAGCGGCCTTTTGTGTCTTGGGCGCATCTTCGGGGGTCAGGTTTTCCATTGTTTTGCGGGCTATCAGTCCCAGGGTCCTCATCTTCTCGATGGTCTTTAGACCCATGCTGTACCGGCCGACGGCGGATTTTGAAACCCATTGCCCGCGATGCTTGCAGTATTCGACAATATCTTCGAGCCGAGGCGTTCCATCGTAAGTTTTAGGAAAATCGACCGGCCATTCGTTGTCGATTATCATCCGCGTTATAGTGTCACGCAGAGCGGCGGGCAGTTTATCGAGCGAGCTGTGGGTCCTTCTTTTCATATCTCCAGTGCCTTATCGAAATCCGTACCCTCTGCCACCTCTTTGCCGTCCGGCGTCAGACCTACAACCTTTTTTCGGTACTCATCGGCCCCGCCGATTTTTTCATCGATGAACTCGATATAGCCCTTGTCCCTGAGATACTTGATGTCCTTTTGAAAGAGCGGGAAATCGTAGTCCGGGTCGATATAAACGATACTGTTATACAGTGTCCCCAACCGGAGCGGGATGCCGTACATCACGCCGAGATATTGCAGGATGCGCTTGCGACGGATAATGATTCCCGCCGCTTCAGGTGTTTTAGCCATGGGCCTTTTCCTTTTCAAAAATCCTTACCATTTCCTTAACCGTCTGAGCTGCTATCTGGCCGGCTATCTGGGGGAGCTGATTAACGACCTCGAGCTTTCCCGACAGGCCCGCCAGGCCCGTCAGGGTCTGGTCGAGCTGCTTTCTCGTATAGCCGGTCTCCCGCAGGAACGCTCCTACCTCGACAAATTCCTGCTGACAATCGATTTTTCGGCCTGCAAGGAACTTCTGCTCGGTTTCAATAGCATTCATCCTGCTCTCCTGAGAGTCGAGCCGCTTGCTCATCGTCTTCAAAGTGTAGAGCACGAGTGCCCCGATGAGCGCGGCGGCGGCGCTTAAGAGCAGCCCGAAAATCTGTAATGCCGGATTCATTTAATCGCCTTTCATTAAGATTCTGATTCAGCTCGCGGAGGTTCAGGCGGCGGCTATAACGGGCGTTTTTGTATCGAGTTTTTCGATTGCAACGAGCTTTTTGGTATCGACCGACTGCACCGCGTTTTGGGCCTGCTTGAAGAGTTCCTGCTCGGCGCTTTTCTGCTTAAATAATTCGTTAGCAGCGATAATTTCTTTCAGCGCAGCGGATTTCTGCTTGGCCAGCATGAGCCATTCGATAACCTTTTTGCCTCCGAAGCCACATCCGCCGACGCCGAATAGTATTGCCAGCTCCGCTGCCAGTGAGAGCCCCTCATCGGCCACGGTAAATAAATCGGGCCGGGCGAGGGCATCGGTATTGGCGGTACTGGCGAGCGTATCGAACTGTTCGGGGTCAGGGGGAATCGCCGGCCTGCCGATATAGGCAGTCGCGGCCCTGGTCCCTTCGACGAGCTGCTGCGTTGCCGGGCTGGCGGGCATTGCGCCCTCGGCGTTGACCTTTGCAGCCAG